ACTAATGAAAACAGAGAGACTATGAGTGCTGCATCTAAGGCTAATAAAGAAGTACAAAATGGAACTTTCTTTGGCAACAAAGAGGCACAAAGAATATTCAACAATTTAGATAGTGAAGAACAAAAGAAATTCAAAGCAGAGGTAAGAACCTGGAAAGCAGATGTTATATCTAGTAGAGAAAAAGATGAAACTGGTAATGAGTTAGATCTTAAAACAGAAAAAGATAAACTTACAGAAGAATACTTACAAGCAGAAACAGATAATGATACAGAAAAAGTAAATGAAATAATTACTCAAGCATACAAATTAGATACATCTTTAGGTAATGAGTTTAAAAAAACATTTAATTCAGATCTTAAATCTGGTTTGTTTTTTGATCCAGAGGTAGAAGTAAATTTATTCTTTGATTTATATAATGGTGTTCTTTCAGAAAGAGAAGTATTAGATGCAGTAGCAGCTGGTAATATAGGTAAAGATACAGCCATAAGTTTAAGATCACAAATAGTGTCAATGAGAAAAGATAGTTATGCTAAAGCTGATGCAGAACTAAGAAAAACTATAGGAATACCAGAGCCAGGATCAATTACACCAGGTTTTGTAGAAACAAAAAAATATAGACAATATGTAAAAAGATCAGCTGAGTTATTAAAATATTACAATGACAATCCAACTGCTACTCCAAGAGATCTTATAGAGTATGCAAGAGGATTAGAAGATAAACAAGAAATACAAAACTTAAATGAAGAAGATTTTAAAAAGAAATCTAATGATCTTACATCTATGGATGGTCCTTATAAAATGTCTAGTAGTGAATGGGATAAATATTTTAGAGAGTTTTATAATGAAAAACATCTTACTGTACAAACAGATTTCTTATCATTTAATGACAAATCAAAAATAGGTTTACTTATAAAAGAACTAGAAGAATTGAAACTTATGACTGATGGTGTTAAGTATGTTCCATCTACTGTACCACCAGGAGAATTAGAAGTAGATCCAGGTAAGTTTGGATTTGGAGGAGCAAAAGAATTTAAAAGACCAGAGGGTGTAACTAATAGAGAAATAGATATGATAATAGATATATTGGAGGACATGCAAAGTGAGTAAAAATAATATTAAACACTCAGACAATATTGTTGGTAATATGCTCAATACTAAAATCAAACAAGAGGATAATGTTGTTGGTAATGTGCTTACTAATAAAATTGAACAAGAAGATAATTATATGGGTAATATAACAAATACAACAGTAGATGACATGTTTATAAATTATTATGATAGTAAGAAAGTAAAAAGAGTTCTTACTCCAGATGGTTACACTATAGATAAAGAAGGTTATGAAATCTTTGGTGTTACACTTGCAGAGGCAGAGGAAGGTGGAAAGAAAATCGGAGCTTTTACAAAAGATGTAGCTAAAGGTGCAGCTAGAGGCACTATGAAACTTACAGAGGGTATATTAACTTTACTAGCAGCTGGAACTGAAAAATTTATTATTGGTCCAGATCTTATGAAACAGCTATACCCAGAGGGTGATAGTATTGTTAAAAGCATAGGAGAGTTTTATCAAAAAAATATTTATGAAAACATTGGAGAAACAGAAACATTAGCTGGTGGTTTAACAGAAGGACTTGCACAATTTATAGCTCCTGGTGTTGGTTACTACAAATTGTTTAATGGTTTGATAAAAGCTAAAGGTGTACTACCATTTATTACAAGAGCATTAGCAGCTGAGGGAGCAACTGTAGGTACAGCTCAAGTAGCTGGTGATCCTAACTTTGCTGGATTTATTATGGATGTGTTTGATGTAAGTTCGGAAGATGCAGACACTATTACAAAAAGATATTTTGAATATTTAAGAACACCAGAAAATGTACAAGATGGTGTAGATGCTGATGAGGTATTTAAAGAAAAATGGAAAGCTATACAAGGTGATATAGTTATGGGGCCAGTAGGTGAGGCCTTTGGACCATTATTAACTAAATTCTTTTCTGGAATGAAAAACATAATGAAAAACGAAAAAGTAGCTGAGGAGATTACATCATTTAATTTAAGCGATAATACAGCAACACCTAAAGCAAACAAACTAGAGGTAGAAAGTTTATTATCTTTTGTAAAAGGTAATCCAGATGGATTTACTATATCTATAGATGGCAAAGCTACACCAACAAGTGGATTTGTACTAGCTCCTATAAAACAAACAGAATTAATATTTGATGCAAAAACTATAGATTATGAGGATATTGTAAAATTAAAAGATAATGTCAAATTCTTGTTCAAAACATATCAAGATATGGGCATGGATAATGTAAGGGTTTATGCTGGTGGATGGTTAAATAAAGAGACTAATAAGTATGTTTTAGATGCCTCTGTAATAATTGACAATAAAGCAGATGCTCTGTATATTGCTAATGCTGGAAAACAAGATGCAATATTTGACTTAGGAGAATTTAATGAAATCAAAACAAGCGAAGGTATTGAAGAACTCAAACAAAGTGGATCTTATGACATTGACAAATCAAATGTCAGACAATCAGATAATGTCAAACTTGTTGAAGGGTTTGAAGAAACAAGGATGGCAAGTGAAGGGGGAACCAACTAATGTCGCTGCCAAAGGATCTGATAAACAAGGAAAGTCCACTATCTAATAAGGACCTAGATTTCTTAAATGAAATCAAACCAGACACATCTGTACAAAAAGAACCAGATCTAAATGAAGATAAATCTATTGATGAAGTAGATATTGAAAACGCAAAAGTACAAAATCCAGATAACGAAAATGATAGTGAGATTTTACTTGCTGGTGTCTTTCCTAAAAACTTTAAAATAAAAAAGAAAACTTACAAAGACAAAAATGCTGAGGATCTTTCTAATAAACAATTAGGAGATCAACAACAAGAACAACTTAAAACTAAAACAGAAGGTGAGGATTTTGTATTTGAAGAAGGTACTGGTAAAGCTATCTTTGCTGATTTTAGTGATGAGCAAATGGAAAGTATTAACCAAACACTTATTAAGTTTGGAGCTGGTGAATTAGACGAAACAAAAAAAAGATCTCTTAAATTTATATTTGATGAAATGGATGCTGATATTAAAAACAGCAAACTATTAGATAGTAATAAATTTTCAGACTTTGTTACAAAGTTTATTCCTAGTGCTAAAAAAACTACTATTAAAGATTTAATGGATGAGGCAGCAAATCTAAATAGAAATGATGTTTATTTAAAATTACTTAAATTAAAAGAAGGTGAAACTGTAGATATGGCTACCATGGTCCGAGGTGTCATGGAGGCCAAACTATTATATACAAGATTAAGAACTATAGCTGTAGATGCTGCTAATGGTCAGTTTACAGATTTAGACAAACAACAATTCTATCAACTGTATAGATTATTTTCTACTGTCTATGCAAAAGCAGCTGGAGATTTATCTGCAAGAGCTACTGGAATGAGAGTGGTACAATCTATTGATAAACCAACAAAAGAAGGTGCAGAAGATATTATAAAATTATTGACAGATGAAATGGGAGCAGATTTTACTGATGAAGGTTTCCAACAATTTGCTCAAGCCTTTGTATCATTAAAACCATTCCAAGCTGGTAAGATGGCCAAAGATAGTTATGGTAAAAAATTAAGAGATGCCTGGGCAGAGATATGGGTAAACTCTTTACTATCATCACCCATAACACATGCAGTTAATATTGTAGGTAACACTACATTTAATACTTTAAGAATAGCTGAGTATGCTATTGCAGCTGGTATAAATAAAGTGCCAGGTATGAATAGTCCAGATGGTGTAGCTTTCTCTGAGGTAATGACCATGATTAGATCTATGAGAACTGGTTTTAGATTAGGTATGGAGCAAAGTTATAGATCTTTAAAAACTGGTGAGGCTCAAACAACAAAACTAGATCTTAGAAAACCAAATGCTTTTGGTAAAACATTATTACCAGATGGTATGCAAAACAGCATGATGGGTGGATTTTTAGAATTATTAGGTACTATTAACAGATTACCAGGTAGAGCTCTTGTTGCTGAGGATGAGTTTATGAAAGGTATTATGTATAGAATGGAGTTAGAAAGAATAGCTCAAGTAAACTATAATAAACATTTACAATTAAAACCAGATGATGTTGAAGGTGCAGAAAAATTATTTTTAGAAACAGTAAACAATCCAGATAATGCTACAGCAGCTTTAGCTAAAGAAAGTATGTTAGAGGCAACATTCCAAAAAGATTTACCAGATGGTGTACTTAAAAAAATGCAATCAACATTAAATATACCAGAGGTTAAATTATTCGTACCATTCTATAAAACTATAACAAACATATTTTTAGAAAGTTCTAAAAGAAATCCAGTATTAGCTGGTTTAATGCCAACAGTAAGAAATGATTTAAAAGGATTAAATGGTAAAGCAAAACAACAATTAGCATTAGCTAAGTTATCTACTGGTACTACTATGATGATGGGATTTGGTATGTATGCTTATGGAGCTAACTCATCTGGTGGTGATTTTATGATTACTGGTATGGCCCCTTATACAAAAGCAGAGAGAGATAATTTTTATAGACAAGGTTTACAACCATATTCTTTATGTGAAAAGACAGAGGGTAATACATACTCATGTACATCTTATGCAAGGTTTGATCCAGTATCATCTTTGTTAGCTATATCAGCTGATACTGCTTATATACTATCAAGACCAGATCAATATGGAGATCCATCATTTGATGAACAAGCTGTAGAATTAGCGACTGCTGCTGTAAGTGCAATCTTTATGTATATGACTGAACAACCATTTTTAGCTGGTATGAAAGAAATGTCTAAAATATTTTCTCCAGGTGCATTTAATCCAGAGAAAGGTGTAAGTAGTAGAGCTTTTGAATTTTTAGGACAAAAAATTACAGAGGGTGGTATGGCTTTAGTTCCTGGTGTAAGTAGCTTTGGTAATTATTTAACAAGAATGTCAGATCAAAATATTTATGAGTATGCAATTACTGGTAGTCAAGATCAATGGTATAAAGAAACATTTGATATAGAAGGAGATATACCTTTAGCTATTAGAGGATTTTATAAAGCATACAACAAAGCTATGTTTAAAAGTCCATTCTTTAATACTGATTTAGAAAGAAAACTTAACTTATGGGCAGAACCAATAGAAGGACCAGAGTTTAATATATTCTCACCAATAAGAGTTAAAAATACTAAATACAAAAAAGTAGATGAAATGTTAGTTAAATTAGGTTTTGGTATTTCTATGCCTAGAGCTTACATGGATGGTGTTCCTATGAACCAAACAGAATATAATCAATTTATTAGATTTATAAATGTAGATAATGATGGTAATGGTGAAAGTGATTTGTTACAAAATCTAAATGAGCTAGTATTAAGTAGTGAGTTTATTGATCTAGCTATTACTGATGCTGATGAGGCTATGGCCCAAATACAATCAGAGGTCAGAGAGGCTAAACAAATTGCTAAGGATTTGTTCTTGCAGACAAATACAAAATTTAATGCTAGAGTAAATGAGGTTAATAACATAAAAAAAGAAAGAGTTAAAAAAAGGTTAAATAGATAATGGCAACTTTTAACATAAATGCTGTTGATAGAAGGATACAATATACATCTACTGGCCAGACTGCGTTTAATTTTAGTTTTCAAGTAAACGCATCATCTGAGCTCCAGGTCTATATTAATGATGTTTTAAAATCAGAAACTACTCACTACTCTGTATCTTTAAAT